ACTTGAGTCGGCCAAGAGAATCGAGGATCTGTATTCCAACGCCATCGCTGCCATGAGGCAGTACGGCGGGCATGGTGATCCGGATGATTATTAGAACATATTCTGAGCTGATAACCCTCCCCACATTTAGTGAGCGGTTCAAGTATCTCAAGCTTGATGGCGTTGTTGGCGCTGAGACTTTTGGCTTCGATCGATATTTGAATCAGAAATTCTATCAGACAGATCCCGAGTGGAGAGAGGTTCGAGATTTTGTGATCGTGCGGGACAATGGTTGCGATCTGGCTATAGACGGCTGCGATATTCATGACCGAATCTATGTACATCACATGAATCCGATTTCTATTAGAGATCTTCTAGACCGAACGAGTTATTTACTCAATCCCGATTTTTTGATAACGACTAGACACTCAACGCACAACGCCATCCATTACGGAGACGAGCAATTGTTGATGTCAGTCCCTATCGAAAGAAGCAAAAACGACACTTGCCCTTGGCGGCATTAATTACTACAAAGAGAAAGGACGTGTATCTATGGACATTTCTACCGTTGGCACTGTGCTGGCAATCGTGGTTATTACTTACCTGGTTGGTATGCTTTGCAAGACCATCTCCGCGATTAAGGATGAGCTGATTCCCGTCATCGTCGGTTTTGTTGGCGGCATCCTCGGCGTGGTCGGCATGTATATTATCCCCGACTTCCCGGCTCAGGACATCCTGAATGCCATCGCTGTTGGTGTCGCGTCTGGTCTGGCGTCCACTGGCGTGAACCAGGTGTACAAGCAGAACTTTGTTAAGTCTGAATAAGGAGAGATAACTTATGTCCAAGAAGGATTACACACGATATTCCAACCGGCGACCCGAGACTAAGAAGGTCGAAGAGCCGGTCGCGGTCGAGAGGGACGTAAAGGAACTCATCAACGAGCCCATCCCCGAGGAGGCTGTTGTTCCTTGCCAGGGTTTTGTCACCGACTGCGTCAATCTTAACGTTCGGGAAGAGCCTAGTCTGGACGCTCATATTGTGGGTACTATCAGCGGCTCCACCAACCTCATGGTCTATGAAGAAGAATCCACCGACGACTTCTACAAGATCTGCACCACTTCTGGTGTCGAGGGTTTCTGTATGAAGCGGTACATTACTCTCATGCCGTAAAGGAGAATCGAGATGGATAGCATACTGACATCAATCAAGAAGCTTCTAGGAATCGCGGAAGAGTATGAACATTTCGATTCGGACATCATCATGCACATCAATTCTGTATTCCTGAATCTAACCCAGATTGGTGTCGGTCCGGTCGAAGGTTTCAGCATTATCGATAAGAGCGAGATCTGGAGCGATTTCATCCCAGACGCTACGAAGTACGAAGCTGTTAAGACTTACGTCTATCTCAATGTAAAACTCCTTTTCGATCCGCCCTCTAGTTCCGCCGTTATAGATTCGATTAATCGCCAGATTGAGCGGTATGAATGGCGTCTCAACATAGCGGCGGAATCTTAATAGAGAGGAGGAGAATTCAAAATGGAAAAGTATGAACTTTACCATTGGGGCATCAAAGGTATGAAGTGGGGTGTCCGTCGGTTCCAGAACAAAGACGGCAGTCTAACTCCAGCCGGTCGTAAGCGGTACGATGACGATGATTCCGACGGTGGTAATAGCGGGCCCAAGAAAGCTCCTACGAAATCCGTAAAGGATATGAGCACGGAAGAACTTCGAGAGCATATTAATCGTCTTAATATGGAACGTCAAGCTTTCGATCTCGAGCGACAAATCTCGCAACTCAATCCGCCAACTGTGTCTAAAGGTAAGCAATTCATGCAAAAAATCGGATCGCAGGTAATTACTCCGGCGCTTATGGATGCTGGCAAGCGAGCACTGACCGATTTTGCAAACAAGAAAGCCAAGGATCTCCTTGGTCTGAATGGCACGAATGCTGATCCGATGGATACGCTGGGGACCATTGTTAAAGAAATGAACCTTCGTAAGCAGAAATTAACTCTCGACGACTGGTTCGACGAACGTGCGCGTAAGGCTGCTGGTGTTTCTTCCGAATCGGAAAGTGAGTCTGATTCCAAACCCAAGGAGTCCAAGCCCAAGGAAACCAAACCGGAAACCAAACCGGAAACCAAACCGGAAACCAAACCGGAAACTAAACCGGAAACCAAACCGGAAACCAAACCGGAAAAAACATTCACTCCTTCCGACAGTACGGCTAGAAGCGTACACAGTCTTTACAACGACTACCAAATGACCCCGCTGTCCAAATTGGAAGGAAACATTACTAGTCACACGGTTTCGACGGTTAGAACTATATTCAATGATAGACAGGGTTGGACCATGCGTTCTTTGGAAGACATGGAGAAGTATAACTAAAAAAGGTGAACAACTATGGCATTATCGAATACTGCAACCCCTAAATATTACGGTAAGTTTCGTGATGCCGTAATTCGAGGCGACATCCCGGTATGTAGAGAAATCTCTATGGAGATGAACCGAATAGATGCTCTTATCGCAGACCCCGGCATTTGGTATGACGACCAAGCTGTCGAGGGTTTTATTAAATACTGCGAGAACGAGCTCACTCTTACCGATGGCGAGGATCTAAACCTCCTCGATACTTTCAAGGTATGGGCCGAGCAGATTTTCGGTTGGTACTACTTTGTAGAGAGAAGTGTTTACGTACCGAACGAGGATGGTCATGGCGGACGGTATGTTACGAAGTCGATTAAGAAACGACTGATTAACAAACAGTATCTGATTGTGGCTCGTGGCGCGGCGAAGTCGATGTATAGCTCTTGTATTCAGAGTTTCTTTTTAAACGTCGATACCGCCACAACCCACCAAATCACAACCGCACCGACCATGAAACAGGCGGAAGAGGTTATGTCGCCTATCCGAACCGCCATAACCAGGTCCAGAGGACCGCTATTCAAGTTCCTCACCGAAGGATCTCTCCAGAATACCACTGGCTCAAGAGCAAATCGCACGAAGTTAGCGTCGACAAAGAAAGGCATCGAGAACTTCCTTACCGGTTCACTGCTTGAGATTCGTCCAATGTCCATCGATAAACTTCAGGGCTTGCGCTGTAAGGTGGCGACTGTGGACGAATGGCTTTCTGGCGACATCCGAGAGGACGTTATAGGCGCCATTGAGCAGGGCGCTTCCAAGAACGACGACTATCTAATCGTGGCGACAAGCTCCGAAGGTACGGTCCGTAACGGAAGTGGCGATACAATCAAAATGGAGTTAATGGAGATTCTCAAGGGAGAATACTTTAACCCGCATGTATCCATTTGGTATTACAAACTGGATTCTCTTGATGAAGTCGCCGAGCCCGAGATGTGGATGAAAGCAAATCCCAATCTCGGAAAGACCGTAACATACGAAGTATATCAGCTCGACGTTGATAGAGCCGAAAAAGCCCCCGCTGCGAGGAACGATATTCTCGCTAAGCGCTTTGGTATTCCTATGGAGGGTTATACATATTTCTTTACGTACGAAGAAACCCTTCCTCATCGTAAGCGTCACTATTGGCGGATGCCTTGCTCTCTTGGAGCAGACCTTTCGCAAGGTGATGACTTCTGCGCCTTCACTTTCCTATTCCCATTGAAGGATGGCTGCTTCGGCGTTAAGACTCGAAACTACGTATCTTCCAATAGCGTCATGAAACTGCCTTCCGCCATGCGAATGAAGTATGACCAGTTCATGAAAGAAGGAAGTCTGATAGTTATGGACGGTACGGTTCTCGACATGATGGAAGTCTATGACGATCTGGATAACTATATTGCCGAATCCGAGTATGACGTTCGCAGCTTCGGCTTTGACCCGTATAACGCGAAGGAGTTCGTGGAGCGGTGGTCGAACGAAAACGGACCGTTCGGAATCGAAAAAGTTATTCAGGGCGCTCGAACGGAGTCGGTTCCTCTTGGTGAGCTCAAGAAGCTCTCTGAAGAGCGAATGCTATTATTTGACGAAGAGGCTATGACCTTTGCGATGGGTAACTGTATCGTTATGGAAGATACCAATGGTAATAGGAAACTCCTTAAGAAGCGATATGATGCGAAGATCGACCCTGTTGCGTCGATGATGGACGCGTATGTCGCTTTTAAGATTAACCGAGAAGCTTTTGAATGAGATGAAAACAACGTACTACTTAAAATGAACAAAAAAGGGGGTAACTTATTATGAGTGATTACATCGTGACCGAAAACGGCGAACTTTGTCACTACGGTGTCCGTGGTATGAAGTGGGGCGTACGAAAGGGTAAAGTTGACAAGGCGTACGCCAAAGCTAGTAAGAAACTGAGCAAACTTGATAAGAAAGTCGAAAAGACCAGACGCCAATGGGAGAAAAGCGCCTCGAAAGCTGATATGTATGCGCTTAGGACCAGCCGTAAAGGGGCCGAGCGTAGGGCTAAATACGAAGCGCTTGCGAAACAAAGCGCTGCTAAAAACGCGGTGTATACTAGGAAAGCTAAAAAGTGGCTTGATTCCATGGATAAGGTATTTAAGAATACGACCGTATCTTTATCCAATGAACAGATAGCCCTCGGCAAGAAATACCAGGAAACTATCGATAGGAGACTTACTAGCCGATACTATTATTGAGGTGAAAATTCAAAATGGGTTTCATAGATAGATTCCGGCATGGCTGGAACGCATTTATCAATAATCGAAGTCCCACTAATCAATACCAAAATGTCGGTTCTGGTTACTCATATCGTCCGGATCGAGTACGATTCTCTCGAGGCAACGAACGATCGATTGTCACCTCCATTTACAATCGCGTAGCGTTGGATATTGCGTCCATCGCTATTCGTCATGTTCGGTTGGATGAGAACGGTCGCTTTGTTGAAGAGATGAAATCCGGGCTCAATGAATGTTTGTCGGTGGAGGCTAACATTGATCAGACTGGTCGAAGCTTCATACAAGACGCGGTCATGTCCATGTTTGACGAAGGCGTGGTTGCTTTAGTGCCAACCGATACTTCCGATAACCCCAATCTTACAAATTCGTACGAGATTTACTCGATGCGTACTGGTAAGATTCTCGAGTGGTATCCCGCGCATGTGAAGGTTCGCGTATACAACGAACGGACCGGTCGTAAAGAAGACATCCTGGTCCGTAAGAGGAATGTGGCCATCATCGAAAACCCGTTGCACGCGGTTATGAATGAGCCTAACTCTACGTTGCAGCGTCTTATTCGGAAGCTTAATCTTCTGGACTACATCGATGAGCAGAGTGGCTCCGGCAAACTCGATCTGGTTGTCCAGCTGCCATACACGGTCAAGTCTGACCTTCGACGCCAACAGGCGGAGGAACGGCGAAAGTCTATTGAGACTCAGCTTAAAGACTCCAAATACGGCGTCGCTTATCTCGATGCGACCGAAAAGATTACTCAGCTGAACCGACCGATCGAGAATAACCTGATGAAGCAGATCGAGTATTTGACGACCATGTTGTATAGTCAACTAGGCATCACCCAGGCGATTCTTGAGGGCACTGCTGACGAACAAACGACGCTTAACTATCATACTCGTACGATCGAACCTATCATTTCGGTGATCGCTGACGAGATGAAGCGTAAATTCTTGACTAAGACGGCTAGATCCCAGTTTCAGTCTATCCAGTTCTTCAGAGATCCTTTCAAGCTTGTTCCGATTAACAATATAGCTGAAATCGCCGACAAGTTTACTAGAAACGAGATCATGACATCGAACGAGATCAGACAGGTAATTGGCATGAAGCCTTCTAGTGATCCTAAGGCAGACGAACTGGTGAATAGTAATATTGCTCAACCGACTGCCGAAATGGAAGACCCCAGTATGATACCAGATGAATCGGAAATGAACGAAGAAGCCTCTGGTAGCATAATGGACGCTTCGATAGGATCTTTAATGGAATCCGGCTGAAAAGGAGGATAAAATTCAAAATGGATGCT